CAGCGCAGCGCGGAGGGGGTCAGGTGCGGTCACTTCAGTTCCCCCAGCAACTGCTCCAGACGGGTCGTGAGGCGCACGCGGATCAACTCACGGCGCGAGGCGTCGTCGGGCTGGAGTTCCCACTCGCGGCGGTCCAGCATCACGGGGGTCCGCACGGCCACGACCAACTTGGTGCTGCCGCCGTGAAACTGGTTGCGCATGTCGGCCAGCAGCATGTCCAGGGTCGTCGTCACTGCTTGGCCTCCCACCGTTTCAGGATCGGGCCGATGACCTTGGACAGGACATCCCTGGCGTTGCACGTTCCGCACCGGGTGATCGGCATACAGGCGCACCCGAAACCCTCCAGGGCGATGGCCTCCCGCAGTTCAGCCAGCAAAGGCTGCGCGGCGAGCGCGGCGCGGGCGAAGCTCAAAAGCTCGGCCGTTCGATAACTGCTGTCGGTTGCAAACACGTCGCCGGTGTCGAGCCCTAGCGGGCGCATTGTTCGGCCTAGACCGTGCGCGACGGCCATGTCTATCAACTCGCCATCACTCAGCGGCAGCGCAGCGCGTAGGGGGTCAGGTGCGGTCACTGGAACCCCCTCGGGTCGGCCTGCTCGTCCCAGTTGAACGGCGCACCGGACCCGTCGTCGCGGTGCTTGAAGGTCAGCCCCGGGCCGTCCTGCTTGGACTGCAGCGCCTGGAAGGTGCGGATGTACGCCGCCGTGGTCTGGCCCGGATACCACGCCGGGAACAGGCGCTTCTCGCCCCAGTTGGGGTCGAGCAGGTTCCGACGGCGGGTGGCCTCGCGGCTCTTGAGGTTCTTCAGCGCCTTGGCCGGGTCGGCCTTGACGGCGGCGAGGCGCTCGCGCTCGTTGGCGATCTCGGCGGCCTGCTTGGCCTTCTCGCGCTCGATGACTCGGCGGGCGTTGCTGGTCTTGCTCACGATTGCTTCTCCTCGGGGTTGACGATGGCGGGGATCGCGGTCGGCTGGAGCCGCCGCAGTTGTAGGCGTCTGATCTCACGCAGGGCGCAGTCGATGCCGGTGCCTGGGCCTCGCAGGGCGTCCGGGTTGCCCTCGATCAGGACGCAGGCCACGGTGTTCCAGGCCTTCTCGCAGGATCGCAGGCGCTTTAGTTCGTGGGCGTCGATGGCGACGATGGGGTTGTCCATTGGGTTCTCCTTAGGGGGTGGGCGGTTTCTTGCGGCGGATGGAGTCCCAGCCATCGCTGGGGCCTGGGTCTGAGAGGCCCAGCAGGCCTCCCAGGATGATCAGCAGGAACAGGGTCACGGTCATGGTCAGAACTTCTCGGCGCAGATCGGGCCGATGCCACGGGCAATCGACTCGGGGTCGGTCAGGTCACGGCTGCACACGCTGCAGCAGCCCGAGGCCCGACCGTGCAGGACGGCGGCGGCCTCGGGGTCGGCCTCGATGCGCTGCAGGTCGGCCAGCACGGTGTCGAGACTGACCCCGACAAGGCGTCCGGCAAACAGGGTCAGCGTGCCATTCTCGATCTTGCCGACGACGCCGGGGCAGTTGTCCCACTTGACCCAGCACAGGCTGTCCTGATTCTTCCGGGCGATGGTCAGGTTGCCGATGGTCAGCTTGGCGAGGCGCTGCATCAGGGCGTGGAGCTTCGGCAGCGTGGTGGCCGACGGCGGCGGCACGGTGGCCTCGATCACCGCGCTGTAGGGCTTGGGCTGGGACCACTCGATCAGCTTGTCAGCGAACGCGGCCTGCTTGTCCGAGGCGAACGCCTTGAACTTGTCCAGGCGGGCGGCCATGTCCAGGCAGGTGTGCTGCTTGCCGATGGCGAAGCTGTCTCGGCGCAGGGCGAACCGGGCGGCGGCCTGCTCTAGAGCCTGCACCTTGAGGGCGACGGCCTTCTGGGCCTCGACGGCGGCGGCCAGGGTCGAGTTGACCTGGGCGTGGGTGGTGCAGGCGGCGAAGTTGGCGGGGTTGAATGTCATGTCGTGGTCCTCGGTTGGTCGCTGGAAAAGCCCAGGCCTCAATTATGAAGCCTGGGTCTTGGTGCCGTCAAGCGGTTTGTTTCGGCGTTCGACGGCGCACTGCAGATGCCGTTGGCGATCAGGTCCCTGGCGGTGCGCCCGAACCAGCCCTGCAGGCTCCAGGCGAGGCCGGTGTCGATCAGGTACTGCCAAGCGGCGAAGACCTCCTCCTCGGAGTCGGCCTCGATGAAGCCCTCGGCAAGGCCTGTGGCGGTGTAGGCGTCCATGATGGTGATGTCCTTTGCAGTAGTGGTTGGAATTCAGACCAGCGGGAATTCGCTGTCGAAGGCGGCGAGGTCGATCTCGACCGGGGCGGCACGCTTGCCGTTGCTGGTGCGCTTGTCGCTGATGGCCCAGCCGCCGATGCCCTGGGTGGACCAGTTGCGATTCGCCAGGGCGAAGCGCAGGAGGTTGTTCAGGACGTGGGTCTCGTCGGTGTCGAACTGCTCGGCCAGCTTGGCGATGGTCGGGGCGATCTTGCCGTCCAGGCGAACGGACTTGATCTTGTTGGCGGCACGGTAGGCGGCTTGGCGCTCGGCAGCCGAGGCGTACTTGGCGGGACGACCGCGCTTGGGGGTGGTGGTCACGGCGGTCTCGACGAAGGCTTGGTTGGTCATGGTGCAGTGCAGTAAGTGGTGTAGGCCAGGGCTGTATTATGGCATTCCGTTATGGGTGATTGGAGACCTGGGCTGAACTATTTTTAGGTGCTTTCCCCTAGGGGCCCTCGCGTGCGGGCGCATGCGCCCGCGTGCGTACGCACCCGTACTACAGTGAAATAGTGTCCTCTTGTCCTAGGACAAAAGGACATGATTCATAAGCAATACGGGCGTGCGTGTGTGCGCGCACGCGCGCATGCGAGGCCAGTCGAGCCTCAGGCTTGGCTGCGGTGCGGTCAGTGGCTACACTCGCGGCCATGTTGTCAAGGGCTGAGATCAAGGTGTTGGACAAGCAGATCAAGCGTCTGGGGAACAGGCTCGCCTTCAGGCCTGCATGCGCCAAGGCTCCCGGCTGGCGTGCCGAGATGGCTGCGCTGGAGGCCAAGCGGCTGGCTGGCATGACGCGGCTGGAACGTGCGTTTCAACGCTGGGCTGCGTGATGGCCGTCACTGAAAAAGTGCGGAAGGCTGCGGGCAACCGAGGCCAGGGGCGCAAGCCTGGGGTGCCCAACAAGGTCACGACTGAGTTCAGGGACACGATCCGCAGGCTGCTGGAGGACAACGCCGACAACATCGCCAAGTGGGTGGCCCAGGTCGCCAACGGCACGCCAGCGGTCAGGGACCGTGACGGCAACGTGATCCACCCGGCACGCCCTGGAGACCCAGGCTTGGCCTTGGGCAAGCTGGCGCACCTCGCTGAGTTCGCCGCCCCGAAGCTGACCAGGGCCGAGGTCACAGGACCGGGCGGTGGCGACCTCACCGTGGTCATCAAGCACCTGGGCACCAAGCCATGACCGATGTCGTTTCGTTACGGGTAGTTCCCGACCATGTCGTCTTTGAGGCGTTCGCCTTCGTCGTCGGTCAACTGCCCAACGCCCAGGAGCGGAACATGGCGCTGGCCTTCGCCAAGCTGATCCTGGCCGCCGCAGTGCCACCCAGGCCCATCGAGCCCGCTCCGAGGCCGCCCAAGGCCTGGGAAGGGCCTGCGCGGGTCATCCCTGGAGCAGGGCCAGACCTGTCGGTCCACCGGCAGGTCGCATGGGGCGAGCCGCCCAAAGAGGACACGGTCTGATGCAGGCCCACCCGCTCTACGACGACGAGGCGCTGGTGGCCGAGGTGACCAGGGCGCACGCCAGGGCGGGCCTGACCATGCTCCAGCTTTGGATCACCCAGCCGACCGAGGAGAAGCACGCGGCCTGGGTGCTGGACGTGGTCGCCCCGCCGCACAAGGGTCGTGTCCTCTCCCTGGGCAGCGGCATCGGCGGCATGGAGGCGGCCTGGGCCTACGCCCGCCCGGACCTGCAGTTCACCCTGGTCAACCGCTCCCGTGCCCAGCTTGACCTGACCATCGGCCCAGGCGTGCGGGTCTGCGCCGATGCGATGGCGTACCAGCCTGACCAGTTCGACGGCATCCCGCCCGATGTCATCGTCATGGCGTACATGCTGGGCCATGTCCTCGCCCCGACGCTGCTGAAGCAGGCCATCGACATGCTGCCCCCTGGTGGCGTGGCCCTGGTGCTGGACATCTTCGACGCCGAGGACGCAGTGCAGCCGCTGCTGCACTACGACGCCCCGAGGTCGGTGGACATGGAGGCGGCAGGCTTCACCCGCGAGCATGTGCCGCAGTGGCACATGCACGGGCCGGTGGATGACATGGAGTTGTTTACACGTCGCGTGGTCGAGCGGACCAAGCCAGCCATGTGGGTGTACCGGGCATGAGCATCCTGCTGACCATCGTCGGCACGGTCGTCGCCCTGGTGCTGGTCGGCTGGCTGGCGTCGTGCGCCGGTGCTGAGAGGTGGCTGACGCTGAAGGAGTGGTGGGGATGAAGCTGCGTCGTCGTCGGAACAGCACCCGCCGTCGGGTGATGACCGTCACCCGGTGCATCTTTGAGGCGATGCGCAGGCACTCGGACCCCATCGATGCCAACCGCTGGCTGTCGTTGCGTGAGCGGTGGGACACCTCGCCATGACTGAGATCGTCCTGCCCAACGGCTTCGACCCCAGGCCCGCCCAGGAGGACCTGATGCGGTTCTTCGATGACGGCGGCCTGCGGGCCGCCTGCTGCTGGCCTCGCCGCTACGGCAAGGACCTGACGATGGTCCACCAGACCGTCAAGGAGATGTTTAAACGTCCGGGCATGTACTTCCACATGCTGCCCACCCACAAGCAGGCCAGGAAGGTCATCTGGGACGGCTTCGACAACACGGGGCGCAAGCTGCTGGAGACAGCGATGCCGACGGCCCTGCGGAAGGACACCAACCAGACCGAGATGAAGATCACCCTGCGCAACGGGGCGATCTGGCAGTTGGTGGGGTCGGACTACTACGACTCCCTGGTGGGTGCCAACCCCTTCGGCATCACCATGTCCGAGATGGCCCTGAGTGACCCGAGGGCGTGGCAGATATTCCGCCCGATCCTGGCGGGCAACGGCGGCTGGGCGGCGTTCATCAGTACACCCCGGGGCTACAACCACTTCCACGACGTGATGAAGATCGCCAAAGCCAACCCGGCGTGGTTCCGCTCGCACCTGACCAGCCTGCAGACGATGCACATCCCCGAGTCGGTGCTGGCCGACGAGCAGCGCGAGATGCCCGACGAGTTGTTCCGCCAGGAGTACATGTGCGACTTCGCTGCGGCCAACGTCGGGGCGATCTTCGGGCGGTACGTCGAGCAGGCCGAGAAGGAGGGCCGCATCTGCGACCTGGGCTCGCCGCATGGCGACAGCGAGGTCTGGTGTACCAGCGACATCGGCTACCGTGACAAGGCAGCCTGGGTCTGGTGGCGGCGCATGCGCGGGGGCTTTGAGATATTCCACTACGACGACGGGTCTGGCATGGACGCCGAGGAGTGGGTCGAGCGGCTGTCCAAGCAGCCGCGTGCCGACGTGCTGATCCTGCCTCACGACGCACGGGTGAAGACCTTCCAGTCCAAGCGCAGCAGCGTCGAGGTGTTCCTGTCGCAGCCGCCGTGGTCGAACTGCGATGTTCGTGTAAACGAGCAGCGCAGGAAGGCCGACAGCATCAACGCGGGCCGCCTGATGATGCGCCGCGTGCGGATCAGTGACGCCCCGGTCTGCGAGCCGTTCCTGATGGCGATGCGGGCCTACTCGTTCAAGTACGACGAGGAGACCAAGACCTTCAGCAGCGAGCCCAACCACGACTGGTCATCGCACCCGGCTGACGCCTTCATGGAAGGGGCCGCACGGCTGACCGAGTTGGAGCCCGCGCCGCCGAAGAAGACAATCATCGTGCCGAGCATGGACCGGGCCTTCACGCTGGAGGACCTGCACTCGACGGTCAACCCCCACAACCGCTCAAGCGGGAGACTCT